AGGTAATTCCTTTTATAGAACCAGATTATTTTGAGGAAAGAGCAGATAAAGTAGTATTTGAGGAGATTCAAAAGTTTTTGAGTTCATATGATAAGAATCCAACAAAAGAAGTCTTACATATTGAAGTTGAAAAAAGAGTAGATATCAATGAGGATGAGTATAAGAACATAGAGCAACTCATATCTGCACTTGATGAGACAGAATCTGAGTTTGAATGGTTACTAAACACTACAGAAGAGTGGTGTAAACAGAGAGCGATATATCTTGCTCTTATAAAAAGTATTCAGATTGCAGATGGTCAAGATGAGCATAAAAAACCTGATGCCATTCCTAGTATCTTGTCAGATGCATTAGCAGTTGGTTTTGATCAACATGTAGGTCACGATTATCTTGATGATTCAGAAGATAGATATGCTTACTATCATAGAATTGAGAATAAAATACCATTTGATCTCGAATACTTCAATAAAATTACATCAGGTGGATTATCTGATAAGACTCTCAATATTGCTCTTGCTGGCACTGGTGTTGGTAAGTCTCTATTCATGTGTCATGTTGCCAGTAGTGTCCTTTTACAGGGTAAAAATGTTCTTTACATTACTCTTGAGATGGCAGAGGAGAAAATTGCAGAGAGGATAGATGCAAACCTTTTAGATACAAATATAAGAGATATACAAGAGTTACCAGAAAAAATATTCAATAAAAAAATCAACTCTCTATGTAAAAAAACAAAAGGTAAGTTGATTGTCAAGGAATATCCTACTGCATCAGCACATTGTGGACACTTCAAATCACTATTGCAGGAGTTGAAGTTGAAAAAATCTTTCTCTCCTGATATAATATTTGTAGATTATCTAAACATCTGTGCTTCATCACGTTATAGAAGTGCAGTCAACGTAAATTCCTATTCGTATGTCAAAGCAATCGCTGAAGAACTTAGAGGACTTGCTGTCGAAGCAGGCTTACCAATCGTCTCGGCAACGCAAACTACAAGGTCTGGCTTTGCTAGTAGCGACCCTAATCTTACTGACACTTCAGAAAGCTTTGGTCTTCCAGCTACTGCTGATCTTATGTTCGCTTTGGTCAGCACCGAAGATATGGAAGCACTTAATCAAATAATGGTCAAACAGTTGAAGAATAGATACAATGATCCGACAATCAACAAAAGATTTGTCGTTGGCATTGACAGAGCAAAGATGCGACTGTATGATGTAGAACAGGGTGCACAACAAGATATCGTAGATGATATTGAAGTTGTACAGCACAATAAAAAAGAACAATCACAATCCAAATCCAAATTCGATGACTTCAAATTTTGATAAGTATGTTCGTTTCGTAAATCAAGTTACGAGTGACGAATCTAAAGATGCTGTAGCATTCATGAACCGTATACAAGACCTGAAGGAGCAGAAGACTGAAATGCATCGTCTTTTGACAGGAGCAGTAGGTGTATGTTCTGAAGGTGGGGAGTTTCTAGAAATAGTAAAGAAGATGATCTTCCAAGGTAAACCATGGGATGAGGCAAATATACATCATCTTAAGATAGAACTAGGAGATATCATGTGGTATGTTGCACAGTGCTGCATGGCATTGGACGTACCTCTTGAGGAGATAACTGACATGAATATTGACAAATTATCCAAGAGATACCCCGAAGGTCATTTTTCAGAATACTACTCAGAGAATAGAAAACCAGGTGACCTCTAATTGTATTGTCAGTCTTAGAATAAATGCGAACCCTAAATGGATTCCAAATATAGGATGCGTATCAAACTATAAAAAGTTTGCACACTATACACCAGACTATGTAAATAAATTGTACAATATGGTGCGTCTTCAAACAGATGCACCATTCTTTTGTTTTACTGATGATACAAATGGATTAGATAAAAATATTGAGGTCATTGATCTTGATGTATCTGAGTATCTAAGTTGGAAAAATTGGTGGCCAGCATGGTGTAAAATTCTTATGTTCAATGCTCTTGATAGTTTTGAACGTAAGATTTTTTTTGATCTAGACACAATAATTCATGGAGACATATCTAAATTATTTTCCATAAATGAAAATTTTTCTCTAGTATATTCTAAATGGAGAGGGTCAATTTATAGAATGAGGAACCCAACTAAATCCATGTACAATTCTAGTTGTATAGTATGGAAAGATAATAAATGGTTATATGATTACTGGATGAAAGATCCTAAAACCTTTGTCGCTATGTATGCTGGAACAGATGATTTTTATCATGGAGAAAAAATTGAGAGATCAAAACTACCACCTATCTTTTACTCATATAGAGAGGGTAGTCAATCGCAACATCAAAACTACTTCAAGATGATGGATGATCATTCAGTTGCTTTGATGCATCAGGATCCTAAAAATCATGTATTACCCATAGATGAACACCCAATCATATCGTACTGGAAATGAAAAAACCACAAGAACTTGAACGTCTTATTGAGAAGACTATTGAAATGTATAAACTACATAAGAAAAAAAGAAAACAAATTATGGTTAAAGAAGTTGAAGACTACCAACGATTCTTTTACGCTATAACTGGATCCATAGATAAATATAAGCAAATGCAATCTGTTGGTCTTAATTATATTGAATCCAACAAAAAATCCATCTACGAAAAACTGAAGTGAAGCAGTTCTCACAATTTATTACTGAAGCAAGAACCACTAAAGCATCGCAAGAAGCGAAGCGTTTAGGTCTTGTTGGCGATGGTCACGGTGATTGGTATGATAGACAAGGTAACTTAAAAGCAAAAACTGTCAAAGGAGAATTAAAATTATTCTCTGGTAGTAAAGGTGGTAAAGATGAACTTGGAACACCTGGTGCCAAAGCATCAGCAATTTCTGCAAAGGGTGGATCAAGTGATTTAGGTGCAAAACTTGGAAGTAAATTTGCTTCAACAGCACAAAAAACTACACCAAATCCTGCTTCAGCAAATGGTCAGGCAAAAGCGTCATTGCAACAAGTAAGTAGAGAAAATCCACTTACCATTGCATTTGATAAATTTGACGATGAGAATGTTACAGACAACATTCTATCCACCGTTGCTGACGTTGCAGCAGAAAATTATTTCTACATATTCCCTAGCAGGGACACACAAATTGAGGAACTAAAGAATGCATATCCTAAGATTAGCGAGTCCATCGTCGATGATGAGAACGCAGAAACAATTTATGACGTCCTCCAATCTCTCTATGAAAATGGATTTGACGCAATTAATATCATTGTACGACAGTCAAGAGCAAAAGAAATCTCAGAACTAGCACTCAAGGGAAATGGAGAGATTTATAATTTCATAATGATGAATGTAATTCCTGTAGATGAACGCACAGTAAGAGAACAGTATTTGGCAGGAGACATATTCAAACACGGTGCCATGGTTGAATCTGGTAATAAGATTGGACAAATTTTTAGAAGGGGTGCAAACCACTTAATTTGTGTAGACGAGAATAAAGAAATCTTTAGAGCATGGATATCAGAAGCAAAAGAAGTAGACAAACTATTCCTCCCACTTGATTTTTGATAAATAGTACGACGAGACTATAAAAAGATGAGTAATCCTTGGGCAAAAACTTACAGCGATCTTCGTAAACCTTACCTTGAAGGTAAGATGGCAAAGAAAGATTATGATGGTGATGGGAAGGTAGAAAGTGGTGCTAAAGAGTATCGAGGTGTTGTACACAATAAGATACAGATAGCAAAAGGCGGTAAGGCAGACGGTAAGGATACCTCAAGTGTCAAAGAAATGAAAGAACCACCACGCATGCAAAAGGGTGCGATGGCGTATGATGGTCCTAATAAAGAACGTTCTCTAGCAGCAGATAGAGTAATTCAAAAGACTAAAGATAAGCGTAAAAAAATGAAGAAGGAGTCATCTAATTGGAGAGATGAGTTAGGATTTATTGAAGAAGCAACGAAAGGTGAAAAGTTAGATATAAAAACAAATGTAAAGAATAAAATTAAAGTAAATCCAGACATGAAAACGGAGCATCATCAAAAAGATGCTGAAGGCAATGTCGTAGATCATGATGAAGAAGAAATCGAAGA